TTACTGGCCGGCGCCCCATCCCATCTTCTGGAATGCCTTGGCGGCGATGGCCAGCAGTTCGTCGTTGTTGGCCTGGGGGAGCATGGGGCGGGCGGGAGTCTCTACCGTCCAGCGGTTCTTCCTGGTCTCTCCAGTGGTGGTCCTGATCAGGATGGCAGCCCGGGTAACACTGATGTGTTCCCGTATCCACTTGAGGGAGGGTTTGCGGTAGCGGCGGCGAGCGCCCCGGTCTGACAGCACCTTGTACCCCAGCGCCCGCAGACGCTGTGCCTGGCTACGGGTGCAAGGGCTATCTGTTGGCTTGAAGGGTTCCTTCTTCTTGCCCTGTTCTGACTTCCTCGGTTGTGCTGGCTTGGGCGGCGCTGCAGTGAATGGCTGTGACATCCCCTGGTGGTTCTGGTTGGCGATCATCCCCGCAAAGCGGGAGTCAAAGTCGATGATGGCCGCATCCTCGGTACCGCGAGAACGCAGACGCTTGGAGAGGCCCGTGAGCCGCTTGTGCTTGCGTTTGCTCTTGGTGGGTGCCCACTTTGTCCCATCAGGTGCTTTGCCGGCACGGATGCGCTGGCGGCTCACCTTGGCCACTTCGCGGCCTATCTGCTGGGTGATGCGCCGGCGTTTCGCCGGCGGCAGAGAGGCGGCGTCCAGGCGCTCCAGTAGGCGGTGCATGGTGTTTTGATTAAGAGTCAGCGAGATCATCTGGGCATCCCTATTCGATGATGGGGGAGAGCTGGTCGGCCAGCTGTTTGGCCTGTTGGCCATGTCCGGTCATGGCCCCGCTGTTACCCGGCACCGGGCCGCTGCCGTGGGTGTGGCTGGCCGTGGCAGCGGCCAGCTTCTCCACCAGGTTCATCAGCTGCAGCAGCAGCCGGAAGATGTTCACGCCCTCGGTCCCCATCCACGAACGGGGCGCCTCCAGGTGCTGCAGCTCGGCGGCCACACTGCGCCGCAACTGACCCACTACCTCAACCAGATCCCCCGCCGTGGTCTGGCTCATGTTGCCCAGACTTGCCAGGGTGAGATCATCCCCGGCCAGCAGCTCGACGGCGCCCAGCGCCTCGATGAGCTTGAGCCCGCCCACCTCCTCGATGCTGTGCTGGGCTATCTGCAGCCGGTGCTGGCCATGCTCTCCCAGGTAATCGTCACTCTGGTGGTGCGTCTGCAGGGCGCGGTCGTGCAGGCGCCGGTCGGTGTGGCGGGAGAGGTTGCCCACGGTATCGATGTGGCTGGCCACCTCGGCCCGTTGCTGCTGTAGCTGCTCGCCTGGGGCGATGTCCGGCAGGGGCCAGCCACTGCCGAGCACGGTGCGGATGAACGGCCGGTCAGCCCGGCCGAAGGCAAACCCCAGTTCAACCAGCGTCCCCTCGATGGGGAATTGCATCAGCCCCTGCTCAGGCCCGCCGAACATCACCGGCAGCGGCACCGCCCGATAGAGCGGGGCGGCCTGGTCCGGCTGGCCATCCTCACCCAGCAGCTGCACGTCCACCGCATAGCGGGGGCGGAATGGGTCATTGAGCTGGCCGGCGCTGGCCTGGTCGCTGATGGCCTCGACCCGTCCGAATTTTGGCAGGTGCATGTTGTCGGCGAGCTCCGGGAACTCCCCCTCTATCTTGCGCCGCTCCGGGGTTTTCACCGGTTTGCCAGGCGTTGCCGTGGTCAGGGTCATCTGGTCGCCCTTAAGGCGCACCCGCGCCACTCGCTTGCCGTTGACGATAGCGCCTGGACGCATGGTCGGGATCGGCGCCGTGGTCAGCGTGTTGCCCGCTTGATGGCTCGAAAACGCCGGATCCAGCGTTACCGCACGCTCAGGCCAGCGGCTATGGACGTGGCTGCCGACGAAGATGGTGCCATCGGGTTGTTGATGCCAAATGAAGTCGGGGACCGAGAAGGCGCGACCGGCATGATCGAGCAGCTGATAGCCGGTACCGGCGCTGGTGAAGTTGGGGATAGGCCGGTCGGTATAGTCAGCCCCATCAGGTAACTGGAAAGTAAGGCTAGTCTGGTCAGTCAGCCAGGCTAGCAGGCGGCGCAGGGTGGCATGTTGGAGGCTGACTGGAAAGCGGCTGCCCAGTATCCCCGCCAGCTCACGGCAGAGTAGCTTGTTGTTTCCATTGGTGGCGGGCTGCACGTCATACACGTAACCGGTGAACCAGCGGTGCAACTGGTTGTTATAGCCGGTGTCCACGGTCAGGGTTTGCCCCTTCTCGGCCTGGCCTTCGATGGTGAGAGCGGCACGGCCGCCGGCGTTGAGGTCCAGCACCATATCATGGTCGACCAGGTGGACAGGTTGACCCGCCAGGGTCAGGCGAGTGGACAGTTTCACGCTAAAATATCTCCTACCTTGCCATCAACCCATTTAAGGCCTTGTTCAAAGCGGTTCAGTTTGTCTTGTTCCGGTGCGTCGTTGCCCTTTACTGCGGTGGTGTTACTGGTCCCTTTTCCGACAGAGGCAGTCGTTTTTGGTAGGCGTTGTTCCCGCTTCTCGGGCACCGAGTTGTGTTCGCGCAGGGTGAACTGCACTTGCCACGCCAGCAGCCCCTCCTGCTCGCTGGCGGTGATGCGGCCGGCAAACTTGGCCTGGCGCACCTTCACTGACTTGGCCAACAGCGAACCGACCCGGTAAATATGACGCTGACCGCCATCCCCCTTGGCGCTGGCCAGTTCAAACAGCCGGCTCAGCATCTGCTCATCCTTGAACGGGATCAGGCCGGAGACATCGAGCTCCTTGGCCTTCTCGCCCTGCTCCGAGCTGCTGGTTGCGCTGGTCTGGCCGCTGTTGTCCTTGTCCTGAAACTGCATCGATGCGGAGACCCGCATCGACTTCATCACAATGGGCTCACCGTCCAGGGTAAGCATGGCGGTTCGGCTCATCGGGTTAACTCCTGCCAGAAGGTGGGCGGGGAAGGGGAAAGTAGCAGGGCGCCGACCGTCATACTGTGGCTATGGTCTGGCGGGCTGCTCTGGCCCAGCTGGGCGGCAAGGCTGGCGGCCTCGCCCTGGCCCTGCCAGTGCCACAGTTGGCCGCTGATGGTGGCCAGTTGGTTGAGTGCTTGCGCCATCGCTGCCAGCCGCTCCTCGCGGCGGGCCGCCAGTGCGGCCAGCTTGGCGATCGGGGTGGTACCGTCTTGCGCCAGACTCTCTAACTGGGCCAGCTCGGCCCCCAGTGCCATGCGGGCAGGGCGCAGCGGATCCCAACTTAGCGGCTCGTTGGCTTTCCAGCGTGGCACCTTGGCGGCGGTGGGCTGACTCATGGAGTCGTTGTTGGCGGTGAGGCGGCGCAGAGTAGCGCACCACTCCGGCAGCGGCAGGATGGTGCAAAGCGGCGTCAAGGCATCGGCCAGCGTGGTCTCGCTGTTGCCGGTGACCAGCCAGGCGAGGGCGTGCAGCTGGCCAGTCGGTAGCAGGGGATCAGCCCCGTCCTGCAGCTTGGCGGCAAGGGTGGCCACCGCGTTGGGGGCGGCCAGGCTGTAATGGTTGCCCTGGTGCTGGCCCACACCATGCTGATACGGGGTCACGGTCAAGCAGCGTCCGATAACCAGTAGGCGGTCCAGCTCACCCCGTAATCCTGCCAGCGCGGCGGCGGCCTCGCTGAGCGGGTGGGGCCGGTATTGAGCACGCCCCGCCAGCCCTTGCAGGCGGTTTACTGCGGCTGATTGCGCGCCCTGGATCTGGCTTGTCACCCCGTTGGCTGATCCATGGATGGCGCCAGCCGATGCGGGCCATACCAGATGCCCCTGGTGCCATGTCATGCCTCGGGCTCCTCGGTGGGCTCGGTCGGCAGGATCGGCTCAGGGTTGACCCACTCTTTGCCATCAAAGGTCGCGCCAGCGATCACCCAGTCAGGGCAGGGCACAAACTTGGCGGCCAGCTCAGCCACATGCACGTCGGCCGGGGTGATGTTCAGGCCCCCATCGTTCCAAATTTCCGTCACGCGATCTTTAATCAGTCTTGCGTAGTAATTCATCCCAATACCTCCACAATCACGGCCCCCGGGCCCCCTCTGCCGGTATAGGTGCTGTAGCCACCACCGCCACCTCCGCCAATGCCGCCGCGCTGTACTGATGAAGTGTTCCCGCGATTAGCGCAAGAGCCTCCTCCGAGATTGGCTTGGTGGGCAGAATTGGATGTTCCTTGGCCAACGCGGCTATAAACTGATAAGTAATAACTTGCTGGCAAGGCGGCTAGTGTCAGGTCGGCATCTAGCGGGAGATCGTGTGGGGTAATACCTAGCCCCCAACCATCGTCATACAGTAAAGGTCGTGGATATCCCTCCCATGAGCCCCCAACCCCGCCGAGTGTCCCATTACTGAGATATGCTTCTCCATTACCTCCAGCTCCTCCCACACCGTAACGAGACCCTGATGCACCACCGCCGCCGCCACCTCCATTGCTACCATCGAATCCGTTACCGCCAGCTCCACCTGCTTTGGTGATGGTGCCACCGATACCAACCCCGCCCGCGCCGCCTTTACTCGCGGATGTGGTGTTATCTGTGGCGGTCTTGCCGCCCGTGGCGGAGAGTAGCGCCCCAAAGCTGGTTGTGCTGCCATCCTGATTCAGATCTCCGCCAGCTCCCACGGTATAGGTGTATGTTTGACCAGGCACCACATCAAGCTCGATTTCTGCATAACCGCCGCCGCCACCTCCGCCGCCGTGTCCTCGGGCTGCAGATGACACGTTTCTACCACCTGCCCCACCTCCGACAACGGCCACACGGATCCGGCTCCAGCCATTTGGAATGGTCAGCTGGCGAGTGCCCGGGATGATATCGAATACCTCAATGGCGTTGCGAAAACGGCCAAAACTTGCGGGGGCGCTACCACCCAAGCTAACTGTGGTCATGAAGCCCTCCATTGACCGTTGATTTTGACAAAGACGAACTGACGGCCCGTTTCGACAAGACGTACCGCGTCAGCGGGTCCGCGTGGGGTCATGATCTGCGAGCTGGCCTGTAGCGAACATGGCGCGTTGGCCAGATTGACGCTCCAATCCACCTCTGCAACAAAGCGGCTTCCATCCGGCCAACTGTCCATCAGCGTGACCATGCCCCCTTGCAAAAACCGCACATATGATGGGAACGCCTTGCCTGACTCAGGCAATGTCATGGGCCCGTTCACATTGGTAGCGGCGAACCCTTGCTGGATGCTGGTCTGGATGTAGTCGGTGAAATCAAACTGCCATGTCTCCGGCGTGATGGTCACATCCAGCGCGGCGCTGGCGCGGGCGAAGGCCAGGATGAAGTTGCGGATCAGGGTATCCCCTGGTTGGTTGGCATCCTTGGCCACCTTGACCGTATCAGGCAGATAGGAGACTGCGACCAGGGTGCCATCGCTGGCTTCCAGTCCCATCCAGTTGAACGTAAACGGCCCCACGGTCGGCTCCAGCAGCAGGGAATAGACCACCTTGTCCGGCGAGATCGCGGCGGCCTTGGTGACCGGCCCCCGATATTTGATTTCCCCCGGTGCGGGATCCGGTTCATCCGGATTCACCGGGTCGGTGTAGTTCAACCCCGGCTTGTAGGCCAGCACCATCTTGTCGATGTGGGTGGCCACGTTCAGGGCGAGATTCTGGGTGATGAGCATCATCCCCCGATTCAGGATTTCGGCCATTTAGCCTCCGTAGTTACATAGCTGGCAGAGATCGGCTGGGCCGCTCTCACGCAATGCCCCCAGACCGAACCGGCCAGCTCGACATCCGTTGATGCGGTGATGGTTTGATAGCTGGCCGAAAACTCGGCGCAGCCCAATTGCTGCTGGTCGGTGAACGCGGTCACGCCCAGGTCATAGCGGCGACAGGTGCGGCGGTACTGCTTCACCAGTTCGTGGGCCAGCCGCTCCGTCAGTTGGTCGCTGTGCTCATCGAGCAACAGCAGGATGATGTCCCAATCCATGCCGTCGATGCGCTCCATCTGGGCGCGCAGGGTGATATCGAACCGGCCAAAGATATCGACAAAGCCTGCGGTACCGCCCGCGTCTCTGGCGTTGATGAAGGCGAACTTCACCCGCTTGCGAAACAGGTCGAGCGGTTCGCCTTTGAAGCGCGTGATATCCCGCTCCCAGGCGAGCAGCGCCAACAGGGACTCGGAGCAGGTCAGCGGGTCTTGTTGCGCCAGCGGCTGTACCAGCCACCCGTGCAGGCGGCGCCACAGCGCCATGATGCCCCGGGCCAAAAAGGCGGGCTCCTGCACACCGTCCGCGATGCTCTTGCCATCTTCCCACCACGGGGCGGTGCTCTCCGGCAGCTGGGGCGCGGCGCTCAGATGGTCGATGCCGGTGGTTTTATTCATGGAGCGTCACCTTCAGCCCGGATAGGCGCGGGATGGCGAGCCCCGAGAGGATATCCAGCTCGGTGAAGTGCAGGCTCTTGATCTCGGGGAAGGCCTGATGCAGCTCGCGGCCCAGCTGGCTTAAAGAGAAACGGGACTGCGGCCAGGTACGGGTCACGGTCGGATAGTCAGCCGACAGCCGGAACGCCGCATTGACCAACTGCCTGACCCCCGTGGCCAGGGCGGCCCGCTGTGCCTCGCCAAGGTTATCGACGGGCCACAGCTCCAGATGCAGGTTGTGCTCGGTTTCCGGTATCGCCATCACCTGCAGATCATCGCCGTGGCCGTGGTTGCCCTGGTTGGTCACGTAGTCGTTAAGCTTGCCGATGAGGCTGGCCGGTGTGGTCCCTACTTCCAGCAGGATGTAGGCATTGGCGGTACCTGGCCCGCGCGGGGCATCGTGCTCGAAGAAGATATGATCGGCGCGAATACCCGCGACGCTGGCCAGCATCGAGCGATAGACGGCGTCGATGTGATAGCGCCCCACTGCCGAGAACTGGTTCTTGATGCGCAGACCCAGCGCGTCGTTGCTTTCGGCATCGGCGCCCGGGGTGATGATCCACTCCTTGTCATCGTTGCGAGCAGAGAGGATACCGGTCACCGGTTCACTCAGCAGGTGGTAATAGCCCGGGGCCAGATTCCAGGCCGCGCCCGCGAACTCGGCTTCGCACACCACGCGGGCCACCGCTTCACCGGCTGGGCTGACCATGGCCTGTACCGGCTTCACCCGGTAGATGGCGCCGTTGATGCGCTCGGTGCTGATCCAGATATCGGCCGGGATGGTGACTGCTTCGCTCGGGTTCACCTTGACGAAGTTGATTACCCCTCGGGTCTTCTGGTCGCCCTTGCGGGTCAAGTCCACATCCCAGGCTTTGAGGTCGAGATAGGCATCAGTGGCGGTGGCCGCAAAGGTGTTGGGCAGCACATGACCCGCCAGGAGGGTGCGCACCAGCCAGAGCGCCGGGGTGATGACCACCCCGCGCACCAGCCGCCAGAAGGGGCTCACATCGCTGTCATTGGTGATAAGGGAGCCCGCGGCCTCGACCTCTTTTTTAAGCTCGGCCTCCATGGCCTGTTCGGTGGTCGGGATGCCGGTCTCGGCCAGCAGGGCCATAAAGTCCACGTTCGGGCGCAGGTTCACAGGGTTACCTCCAAGTCGCCGAATTCATAGGTGCGGGCGGTGACCAGCACCCGCTCGGGGGCTTCTTCACGGATCACGATGGTGCCGGGCACCAGTCGCTCGTCGTTCTCGACCAGCAATTCAATCTCGGTCATCACATCGCTGCGCAGGGTGGGGCTGCGCTCGCCGATCAGCTTGCGGGCCAGCCCCGATTCCATGATGCGGTGCTTGATGTCTTGACCGATGCTGTGCCGGTCCTGGGTGGTGCGCGGCTGGCCGCCGGCATCGAGCAGCCAGGCGCCGTTCACGACCAGAATGTCGATGTACTTGGGTTCGCTCATTTGGTCGTTATCCACATTTCTTGCTCCATCTCCCCAGGGGTGATCGGGTTGGCAAAGTGGTTGTGTACCTCCCTGATGTGCATGGCCTTCGCCGGCGTCTGGTTGGCAGTGGTCGCCGCCGCGTTGGCCTGGATCAGCTGCTGGCCCAGGCCCCCAGATGGCACCTTGCTCTGGTCCTGCTGGCGGTAGCTGGCCAAGGGGCTGTTCACCACGCTGGCAGGGGGGGCCATCGCCACGGGGGAGGCGGCCCACTTTGGCAGCACGTCCACGTTCAAGGCGCCGGTGTCGAACTGGGTACCCAAGAACTGATTCGAGGCATCGAGCGCGGTCTTGATGAGCGCGATCAGCGCCCGCCACGGAGTGAGCAGGGTGTCGAATGCCGCGCCAAGGATATTGCCCATCCGGCGGCCGGCATCGGCCACGTTGTCGATCCCGACGCTGGCCTGGTTGGTTTGCTCAAAGAAGCTGCCGAGCCAGGCGAGCCCCTGACCAAGCAGTCCCACGATGAGGGTGAAGAAATCCACCAGGGGGGCCAGCGCCTGTGAGGCGAGCGGGCCAAAGGTCTCGGCCAGACCGCCAAAGAAGGCGCTCAGCAGTTCAAAGTCGGTCAGTACCGCGAAGGTGGCTTGCAGTTCGTCCCAGTAGATGATGGCCAGCGCCACGGCGGCGACCAGTGCCAGGATCGCCCCGATGATGATCACCGCCGGGTTGAGGCTCATGGCCATGTTGACGGCCAGGATCACCGGGCGTAGGCCCGCGAGGGCCTTCTTGAACAGGAGGATGGGGCCGCTGAGACTGCCGAATGTCAGTGCCCAGGCCAGGGTGGCCAGCTTGGCGAAGCCGGCCAGCATCAGCCAGGCACCGGTCACGATGCTAAGGCCCGCAATGGCCAAGATGACGGCCCCCACCACCTTGGTGAGGTTGGGAAAGAGCCGGGTCCAGCGCAATACCAGGTCACCGCCATCGGCAAAGGCGCCCACCACCTTGTTGATGGAGGGGAGCAGTGCCCCAAAGGCGGCAGCTCTGATCGCGAACCAGGCCGATTTGACCCGTTGCCACTGGTCCACCATGGCCCCGGCCATCTGCTCGGCCTTGCCCATGCCGTGGGTGTTGGCCAGGGCATTGATACTGGTGGCCAGGCCCTGGGTGTTGCTCATCAAGAGCTTGATCATCGAGACCGCTTCGTCCGAGCCAAACGCCTTTTTCAACTCGTCGCTGCCGGCCACGGTGAGGGTGTCACCATAGCGGGCCTTGAGCTTGTCCAGGATATCGAGCACCGGCAGCATGTTGCCGGCCGCGTCGGTGAACTTGAGCCCGAGTGCTTTCTGGGCACTGCCGACGCCGGCGAGGAACGACTTGAACTTGGTACCGGCCTCGCCACCGCCCATGGTGGCCTGCAGGTGGCCGAGCACGGCGAACTGCTCATCCATCGAGATCCCGGCGGCGGTGGCGTTGGCGCCAATGCCCTTGAAGGCGTCGGTCATGCCCTGGCCGGTGGTCTTGAACATCTGCACCGCGAGCGCGGTCTTGCCGGCGACATCTTCCACCCAGTTGGCCTTGCCCATCTTCTTAGCCTGCTGCTCGAAAATGCCATACATGGTGCCCATGTAGTTGGTGATGGTGGCGGTGTCGGCCTTGGTGGCCTTGGCCAGCACGCCAGAGGCGCGGGCAAATGAGGGCAGTTCATTGCCCTCCAGCCCCGCGATGGCGGATTGGATATCGTAGGAGGCACTGACAAACGCGCTGGCCGATTCGCCGTACTTGACGGAGAACATCAAGGCGGTGTCGGAGAGCTGTTTGAGGGTCTTTTCATGGACATCGAGCGAGGCCACTTCGGCCAGGGCGGCGTCCATTTCCAGAGCTGGCCCCAGTGCATTCTGGATCGCCATGGTGCCGGCCAGCATGGCGGCGCCACCGCCGGCGATATTGGCAAAGCCGCTTTGCGCGGTCTCTTTCACCCGGTTCAGCTGGCTGTTGATGCCCTCAAGCGGCCGGGTAACGGCATCTATCAGGGCAATCCTCATGATCAGTTGTTCGGTGACAGAAGCCATGATTTATCCATTGAAGGCGGTGGCGATGCCCTCGGCGACGGCATGGGCGAGGCGTTGGGCGTGGTACTTGTCTAACCAGAGGGCGCGAGCCAGGGTGTCGAGCTCGTCATCCTCATGGGGCAGGTAGTGGCGACGCAGCGCCAGTACCTGCTCCAGTTGGTTGTGCTCGATGGCCTCGGCGCGCGCGGTCAGTTTTTTACTTCGATATCCAGATCGGGGGCGTACTGCTCATTGACCTTGGCAGCGATCTGCAAGGCCGCGCCCGGGCGGGCCAGCAGGCCATCCAGCGCCTCTTTGCTGTCGGCGTCGACGATGCGCTTGAGGTACTGGTGGGACGGCGCCACCTTGTCGGTCATCGACAGGCCGTTGATGTAGCTGTTGTAGGCCACCATGGTGGGCACAAAGCGGATATCAGTGCCGGCGATAGTCAGGGTGATGGGGGTGATCTTGCTCATGGGGTGGTTTCCTCTTGTTCAATCCACTGGTTCAGGGTGTTGAGTTGGGTTTGGCAGCGGCGCAGCGCCGTCTGCAGGGTGGGGATAAACCGCACGGCCTCGCCGTAGGTGCTCCCCGTAAAGTCAGGCTCCGGGCAGTGGGGCACCAGCCCCGGCGGCGGCAGCCGCTTCACTACCTTGGTTTGCACCACCGTGGTGGGCTGGCTGGAGCAGGCGCAAAGCACCGCCAGGCAGAGGCTCGCGAGCACAGTCCGGACGGCCCGCCGGCGGCGTGGCCAAGGCTTCTTGCAGTTCATCGGCGGTCTTCCTGTTCTGTTTGTCGAGCTCAGTCAGTGCGTCGCTCTGGTTAGCGAGCAGCAGACGCAACCCCTTTGCCTGCATCAGCAGTTCCTGGAAGGCGGTCGCTTGCTGGGTGTTGACGTCCTGCAGGATGTTGATGGTGTCGTTGGCTCTGGCCAGTTCCTTGGTGCGCTGCGTGAGTCGTTCGCCTTGGGTAAACAACAGGGTGCCCAGTACCAACCCGATGATGGTCGGCAGGAATCGGATGAGCGTACTCATGCCAGCACCCCGCCGAACTCGGTGAACTTGGCCAGCAGGTCCGCCAGTTTGTGCTCACGCTGACCGTAGCCGGCCCCGGGCAGGCTGGCCCAGATGTTGGCGCACTTGGCGATCGCCTGGGGGATGCGTCCCTTGAGCACATCGTCCAGTGCCTTGCGCTCGCGGATCAGCTGGATGGCCCAAGTGTCTTGCGACGCGGGGCCAAAGTCCGGCAGGCCAAGCTGGTCGCGGTAATGCGGCCAGTGCTTGGACAGGTGCTGATAGCGGCCGGCGGCGGTGCTGCTCAGGGTTTTGTTGACCTGCACCAGCACGTTCGGGTGGGTGCGGTAGTCGGTGAAGAACCCCGCCGGATTGACCAGCTTGTTGTAACCGTCATCCCCCAAGCCCTTGGTGCCTTCGGCATAGGAGAGCAGGTCGAGAAAGGCGGCCACTTGTGGGTGGCAGTTACTGCGCGGCATTGTTGTCTCCCTTCTTGTTGAACACGGTCTTGGCCCGCTCGCGGATGATGTCGATCCCGAGCAGTCCCACCATGCCACCCAGCAACGGGGTGGCTTCCTGGGAGATCCCGAGCAATTGGGTACCGGTGGCGGCCGCCAGGGTGATGAGGCCGCACAGCAGGGATTCGATCAGCCGCCGGCGGCCCCGCACGCCGGCGTAGGTGATGCGCAGGAAGGCGATGGCCAGCGCCAGCAGTGCCCCATAGACGGTGGGCCAGTTGTCCATCAACCAGGCCAGCAGGGCGGCCCAGAGGGTGGGGTCTTTGTTTGGCATAGGGTTCATGTCCGTTGCTCTGATTAGCGACCCAGCCCCGCGATGGCGGGTCTTGCAGGGGACGCACAGGCGCACCCCGGGGATGTGGCGGCGGCGTCCTTCCGGGATGGGGTCGTCGCACTCTTCGCAGTGGTGCAGGCTCTCCCCCTGGTAACGCCCCTTGCCCACCTGGTTGGCCAGCTGAGCCGCCAGCATGCGGGCGGCATGGTGATTGGCGCGGTCGATCTCGTCCAAGGCGCGCCCCTTAATCCATCAGGTGGCGGGTGTCGTCCTTGGAGAGGTACGGCACGCCATCGAGGTGAACAAAGTCGGGGGAGGTGACGAAGCCTTTCACCTTGTGCACGGTCTTGCTGCCGCCTTTGCCATCGACGTCGAGCAGGTCGGACGCGTTCAGCTTGACGCCGTAGGCTTCCACCTTGATTTCCTCGCGGCCGGTATTGGCGTAGAACAGCACATCGTCCGGCTCCATCCCGCGCCAGCTGCCGGCCCGTTTGGCGGCGGCGATCAGCAACTTGAAGTTCTTGGTGTCGAGCTCGAATTCACACTCGGCGGCGACATCCCCATCCACATAGCCATCGGGAATGCCCCGGGTCTGCGCCACCGCGCTGTTGTCGGTGATGGAGAGGCTGGCCTTTTCGACGTGGACCATGGCCCCCATCAGGGTGGTGTCGAAGTTGATACCGGAAAAGCGTTTGGTCACGGGTTAACCCTCCCCGTTGTTGAGGCTCAGATCGAGCAGGATGTTGACGGTGATCCCCTTGGGGCAGTCCACGGTGCGCACCACCACAAACACCGAAACCAGGTTCTTGGCAGTCCACTGGATACGGATGTCGCCATCCTGGGGGGACGCGATGTCACCGGGGAACAGCTGGCCGTTGATGGTGGTCGCCTTGGCCATGGCGCGCAGGTCTTTGCCAAAGTAGGTGATGGCGGTGGCGGTACTGCCCGGGGTGGAGTTGAACGAGCGATCCCCGATACGGGCGATGGCGCGCAGGCGCATCCGGCGCGCCACCTTGTAGGCAATGCGCAGGTTTTCGATCACCTGGTAGTCGCCGCCCTCGGCGTCCAGGGTGCGGCCGTCGGCCCAGTAGGTACCGTCGAAATCCGGGTACCACATTGGTACCGAGAACCGGTTTTGCTCCAGGGTCTGCAGGGTGGCCAGCGGCAGCGGGATCCCGTCCTTGTCCACCGGCTTGTTGCCAAGGCCGACCAGGGCGCCGGTCTTCACCCGGCAGGGGCTGTCGGCGATGCTCACCGCCCGGTTGCACAGGCGCCCCGCATAGGCGCCGGTGAGGTTCGGCCACAGCTGCGGTACCAGAGACACCGAATCGGCTCGGATGCCATCTTGCAGGGCAGCCAGCGCCCCCTCGTACTCGCTCCAGTCTTGACCCCCCTCGGCGGTCGAGACGATGCCTGGCACGGCCAGCAGCATGAACTGCCAGCGCCCCCATTTGGCGATGAGCTCCTGGTTGAGGGCGTGGGCGGCGTTGATTTTCGCCTCGTCCCACGCTTGCCCCAGTACCACGACCCCCTCAAACGACAGGGTTTTCTGGGCATCACGTACCGCGTCTTTCCAGTCCATTTCAGCGGGCAGTACATAGGCGCCGGCGCTCCAGTTCTGGCCGGCGTTGGCCATGGCGGCCTGCAGGTTGGCTTTCAGTTCGCTGGCGGCATCACCCAGCAGCTTGTCGAAGTCGCTCTGGGTGTTGAGGGAGAGCAGCTTGCCGGCGTTGTTGGCGGCGTGGCCGATGAACAGCAGGTGGCGTTCGACCTCGGTCACCGGCCCCTGCATCTGGTTCAAGTTGTTGATCTGTACATAAGGCCACATGGCGCGGGCTCCTTAAGTCTCGGGGTTAGCGGTGAACGGGGTGGGCGCTGCCCGCCACCGACAGGGTGATTTCATCGGCCACCCACACTTCAAAGGGGGCCACGGTCCAGGTCTTATCCAGCCAGCGGATTGCACCGGCCGGGTCTTCCACGATGCGCAGGGGCTCGGCGAACTGCACCTCCAGATCCAGGTCGGCGCTGTGCTCGTCATTGGGCACCACGTCATAGGTGGGATCGGGCAGGGCGAAGCGTTCGCGGAAAGGGTCGTTTTCCTGTATCCAGCTGGCGATCACCGCCAGCAGGGTCTCGGTGCGGCACTCCCGAAACGGCAGGCTTTCCAGGGAAAACACGGCGGTGTATTTGAGCCAGGCCAGATCCATTCCTGTGATCCCCATGTCCTTGGGTTCCAGGCTGATGGTGCCGCCCTCCATCCAGCTGTCGAGGGAACGGGCGCAGCGGGCCGGTAGCACGCGCTCAAGCTCGCTGTGCAGGGCTGACAGGAAATACCCTTGGGGATGCAGGGCCTCGTTGGTCTCGCTCATATCATCGAGACCCCGACCCGGTGCTTGTTCTTGATACTGCGCACCAACTGCTGGCTTTCGGCCAGCAGCTGCTCGCGCAGGTCGGGGGCGCGCTCGGCCAGGTCTTTGCGGGCGTCCCGCTCGGTGACCGTGGCGAACTCAGGGATTAGCATGGCTTTGGCCCGGGCAAAGACGGCAGCCAGGTAGGTCTCGGTCAGCGCGTTGTTGCCGCCGGCGAGCCGGGGGCCGGGCACCTGACCGGCCTCGGTGTAGCCCTGGGCTCGCAAGGTGGCCTGGTGGCGGGTCAGCTGCAGGTTGATTTCGCTGATGGCCGCCAGCAGGGCCGCACTGATGGCGTCGCTGTCCATGTCAGCGGGCAGGGCGCGCCGGCGCTCGAAGTCGCCGCACACCACGTCAGGCCAAAAGCCGTCATTGGTGATGGTCTGCTCGCTGTATCGGATGCTTTTGCCTGAAATCATGTGCTGCCCTATCAATTGGGGCGCCCCTGAGGCCACGGGATTGAGCGCGGTGCGAGCGGTCAGCTGCAGGCTCATCCCCGCCGGGGCGCGGTGGCGTGGGAGTCGTTATTCCGGGTTGAGTGCTCGCAGGCGCATGGCGATCTTGTGGCGCAAGGTGCCGACCCCGATCTTGCTGTGGGTCTTCTCGGCCAGGGCCAGCCAGTGGTCGGCCTGCTCCAGGGTGGCGTTGTCTGCCAGCGCACTGGGGCGAGGTACCCCGTCCTTGTCACGCAGCAGCAGGCAACCGGCCAGCTTGTACCATTTGGCGGTGGCCTGTTCGTTGAGGCGCCAGTCACTCCGCACCTTGTCGAACACCCGGGAGAACCAGGGCTCGACGCCATGGCCCAGCGCTGCTTGCTCCTCGGCCCAGCCCAGCACGGTGTCGGCGGTGAAATGGGCCCAGTCGCGCTTGATGTTGCCCGGGGTGCGCTGGTTCTGCTCGATAGCCAGCAGCGCCCAGCTGATGGCGGTCTCCAGATCGCCGATGTCAAACGCCCAGACGATCAGGCGTTGAAACAGCGCGTTCTGGTACACGGTGCCGAGCGCCGCCAGCTCCAGGTACTTGTCCACGTAGGGGCGATATTTGGGGAACAACTCGTTCCGTTTCATCGCCACCTTGTCGCTCATCCTGGCCAGCGCCTTGAGCCGGGCCATGTCCTGTTCCAGGGCAATCAGCTGCAGGTGCAAGCTGTTGGCCACAAGACCAGTGGCTTGCCCGGTGGTGGCGGCTTGCGCCGCCCCCAACTGGGCCTGGACCTGCTGCTTGTGACGCATGCCAGGTGAGAGGGCCATGGTTAGGCCTCCGGTTCGCTGTGCGTGTCAGCACCTGCCGGCGGGGCGGCAGGGCGAGCCCCGACCGCCACGTCGGCCTCTTCATAGCTGCCAAAGGCTTCATAGTCGCCGATGGCATAGCCTTCCTGACGCCAGTACTGGTTTTCAAAGCCCTTGGTGTCGTCGTTGTCGGCGGCCTTGCGCTTGCGGGTGTTGCGCTGGGTGTAGATGTGCAGGTTGGCCAGGGTGGTGACCCACATCCCGTTTGCCGGGAAATAGGGCGGGATGTAGGCCGGGCGGCCGGCAATGGACTTGGCCAGCTGCTGGGCGGCGATCTGCTCGGTGGGCTTGGTGGCCTCGCTGTAGAGCTTGGCCTGGGCCGCGGCCACCAGGTCGGTACCGACCAGCACCACCAGACGGGGATCGGTGCGATAGAGCGGGTTGATGGTGGCATTGATGAGGTCGGAGGCCATTTCATCCAGGGTCTTGAAGTCGCCGTGGCCGTCCGGGTCGAAATAGATCTTGTCGCCGGCGGCGGCTTTCACCACTTGGCTGCCCTTGTTCCACTCACGTGCCAGCTGCTGCCAGCCCTTGTTGACGTCTTCACCCAGCGGGTATTTGGCCGGATCGGAGTCATCGGCGATGTGGGTGCCGTTAAAGCCCACCCGCAGCATGTCGAGGCCAAAGGTCTGGTTGGTGAAGTCGGACACCAATTGCACGAACTGGCCCTCGTGGCCGGCGTTGGCCCAGGTGCACAGGGTGCTCCAGTCCAGGCGTACGCAAGAATCGGTTTCGGTCAGGCTGTACTTGTTGCCGTCGACCCCAATCTTGCGACGAAAACGCCCCTCAACCTTGCGGCCGGTGTGCAGGGCACTGGCGCCGACCTGCACCACCTGACCGGTCAGCTGGTCCACGTCCAGGCAGGTGATGAGTTTGAGGAACTCGGTGGATTCGAGGATGGCGCTGCGCAGCACCGTTTCCATGGGGGCGCTGACGGAGAACTGCTTGGCCAGCGCGTTCTCGGGTACGTTGAAGGCTTTGGCCAGCAACGCGTTGTAGTGGTTCAGGCACTTCTCAGCCTGCGGGGTTTTGGTTTGACTCACAGAGGGCTCCTCAGCAAACGGTCGGGTGGGTGTCGCTGCCGCCCAGGGCATCGGGGCGCTGGTCAGGAGCTTCTACCGAGAATTTTTCGATCTTGGCGTTGAGGCCGGTCAGCTGTTCGCCCAGTCCCTTGAGGGTCTGCTCGAAGGCTGAAAACTGCTCGGAGGTGACGGCGACCGGGGCAGGGTCGACTACGGTGGCCGGCTCGGTGACAGCCGGTTGCTTGTCTGCCGTCAGCGCGTCGACCTTGGCGCCAAAGGTTTCAATCTGGGTGCCCAGCGCGGTGAACATCCCCGCCAGCTTGTTCATCTGTTCTTCGTTCATGTCGGTACTGTCCTCGGGTTGGGGGCGGGTCGGTGACTCAGTGGGGATCGCCGCGGTCGGGGCGCCGTGACCGCCCAGGAAGTTGAACACCTTGTGCAGGAGTGAGACGCGGTCGGGGTGGTTGTGCTCGTCGGCAGGCAGCGAGAAGCCGGACAAGTCCAGCGGCTGGCTGGTCCCCACGGTCGGCGACGGGTGCTTGGCGGAAAACTTGAGCATGGTGGTGCCGGTGCTGGCGGGGATGTCGGTGACCCCTACGGCAAACAGGTAGGTTTTTCCCTGACCGGTGAAGTTATCCAGCGGCTCGATGGAGCAGAACTTGTACTGGCCGCGCTGGTTCTGATAGATGAGGTCGCGGGTCGGGCAGAGGATGGCGAACAGGGTGTGCTTGCCGTCTACCTTGTCGGCCTTGAGGGCCTGCACGTAGCCCAGGTTCTCGCCCCATTTCGCATGGTCAGGCCAGAGTTGTGCGCAGTAGAAGGTGGGATCGTAGGTGTCGGCCATGTCGGTGATCCACTTGGCCGAGATCTCACGGCCATCCACGGACTGGCCCTCAGTGGCGATCGCCACCCAGCCGGTGCGCAGTGATGAGTCTGTCGGTGTTGGCACGGCGGCCTCCTGGTGTCGAATTGGCGTCAGGTTATCGGGGCCAGCGCAGGGGAGCACTCAGAGGCGTTCGGGCGATTTCGGATAGCGGGGGTTATCCGAATTCATCCGAATGAAGGCGGCGGGATGGGGGGGATCGGCTCAGTATCATGAGCCCCAGCTTTATGACTGGGGAGCCTCATGGCCTATACAGAAGAGGTACGACAAACCGCCAAGCGGCTTTATTTGCGCCATTGGAGTGCACGGGAGATCAAGGAGGAACTCGGCCTTGGCAGCGTGCGGGTGGTGTACCTGTGGGCCGAGAAGTACGGCTGGACGGAGCTATTGAGCGACGAGGCGCTGGAAGATGCGATCACCCGTCGTTACCAGGCGCTGGCCGCCAAGCCGAAGAAGAACCACGCCGATCTGGCCGAAATGGATCGGCTTATCAGCCACCACGTCGCCCTCAAGGCGGAGGCCGTCAAGCTGGCCGAGCGCGAGCAGGCCCTCAAGGCTCGCCGTCAGGCCACCCCGCCAGATGAGGCCAGCGAGGTGGGCGAGCATGAAGGGCGCCGCCAGCGCGGGGAGAGCAAGCCGAAGAAGGGCGGCAAGAAGACCAAGAACTGGGTCAATGACTTGGGCCCCGAAGACTTCGAGGAGTGGCTGGCCTCTCTGTTCCCGCACCAGCTGTACGTGCGGGAGGTCAAGAACGACCCGACCATCCCGCGCACCCGCAACATCCTCAAGTCCCGCCAGATCGGCATGACCTACTATTTCGCCGGCGAAGCGCTGGAGGATGCCATCTTGACCGGCGGCAATCAGGTGTTCCTATCCGCGACCCGGGCCCAGGCCGAAATCTTCCGCTCCTACATCATCAACATTGCGCGCAAGTTCCTGGGGGTAGAGCTCACTGGTAACCCCATTGTGCTCTCCAACGGCGCGCAGCTGGTGTTCTGCTCAACCAGCGCCAACAGTGCCCAGGGCTACACCGGCAACTTTTACGCCGATGAATACTTCTGGATCAAGAACTTCAAGGCGGTCACCGACGTGGCCACCGGCATGGGCTCGCAATCCCACTGGCGCAAGACCTTTTTCTCTACTCCGTCCAGCAAGGCCCACGGCGGTTACAAGCTGTGGACCGGGGATGACTGGAAGGGCAAGGACCCGGCCCGTCAGGCCATCGAGTTTCCGACCGAAGCAGAGCTGCGCGACGGTGGCCGGGTCTGCCCAGATAGGGTGTGGCGCTACATCCTCACCCTGGAAGAGGCGGTGGCCAAGGGGTTCACCCTCATCGACATCGAGGCGCTGCGCGAAGAGACCGCCATCGAGGTGTTCGATCACCTCTACATGTGCGCCTTTGTGGACGATGAAGCCTCGGTGTTCAAGTTTCAGCACATGGAGCGGGCCCAGACCAGTATCAGCAACTGGAGCGACTACACCCCGGGGCACCCCGAGCCGTTTGGCAAGCGCGAGGTGTGGCTGGGCTATGACCCGAGTCGGACCCGCGATAATGCCACCCTGGTAGTGGTCGCCCCGCCGCTGTTCCCGGGCGAAAAGTTCCGGGTGCTGGAGAAGCATTTCTGGCGCGGGATGAACTTTCGCTACCAGGCGGACGAGATTGAGAAGATCGCCAAGAAATTCCGGGTCACCTATCTGGGGATCGACGTCTCCGGGGTGGGCAGCGGGGTCTATGACCTGCTGCAGCCCGTGTTCAAGTCAACCATCACCCCCATTAACTACAACGTGGAAAGCAAGGCCCGGCTGGTACTCAAGATGGTGGATGTGGTCGAGTCAGACCGCATCGAGTGGGATCAGGAAGACATCGAGATCCCGCTGGCCTTCATGAGCATCAAGCGCAGTACCACCGGTGGCGGCCAGCTGACGTTTAGGGCCTCACGCAGCAGTGAGACCGGACACGCCGACGTGTTCTTTGCCATCGCCCACGCGGTGGATAACGAACCGCTCGACACATCGCGCCGCCGCAAATCCACCTGGGCCATCAGCAAACGAGGAAAACATGAGCCGCAAACAGCGCTTTCACCTGCGGACCAAGCGGTCCACCCCCGATACAACCGGCAGCCGGCCGACGGTCAGTTTTTCCATGGCCGAGCCCATCGATCCCACGGCCTGGATGACCGATTACACGGACGTGTTCTACAGCCCCTGGGGCGAGTATTACCTGCCGCCTATCGACCGGAAGGGGCTGGCCAAGGTCGCCCGCGCCAATGCGCACCATGGGGCCATCCTGATGGCGCGGCGCAACATGGTATCGGGCCGGTTTATCAGCAGCGAGGGCGTGCCCAGGGAGGTGATCACCGCCTTTGTGCATAACCTGCTCCAGTTCGGGGATGCAGCCCTGCTGAAATTGCGCAACGGGTTTGGCCAGGTGGTGGGGCTCTACCCTCTGTCTAGCCTTTACCTGCGCCGCTGCCAGGATGGCAATTTTCTGATGCTGCAGCGGGACGGCAGTTACAAGCACTACCTGGCGGCCGACATCATCTGGCTGGCCCAGTACGACCCGGTGCAGCAGGTGTATGGCCAGCCCGATTACCTGGGGGGCCTGCAGTCGGCCCTGCTCAACCAGGACGCCACCATGTTCCGGCGCAAATACTTCCTCAACGGGGCGCACATGGGGTTCATCTTCTACGCCACCGACCCGAACATGGACGATGACCAGGAAACTGAAATGAAGGAGATGATCGCAAGCTCCAAGGGGGTCGGGAATTTTCGATCGATGTTCGTCAATATCCCGGGCGGCAAGCCCGATGGCATCAAACTTATCCCGGTGGGGGACATCGCGACCAAGGATGAATTTGCGGCCATCAAGGCGATCACCGCCCAGGATGTACTGACGGCGCACCGGTTTCCGGCTGCGCTCGCCGGCATCATCCCGGCCAACGGCAGCGGGGGCCTCGGTAACCCGGAGCAGTACGACCGGACCTATGCCCGCAACGAAACGATCCCGATGTGCGAGCTTATCCAGGATGCGATCAATGGCGCCAATCTGCCGCGCCGGCTGCAGGTGGATTTCAATCGGTCGCTGGAGGCCGGTGTTACTGTATAGAGATCCAGCTTAGGGTATAATCGAGCGGTTTTTTATCGACGGTATCAGGGGGGATTTATGCGGGTATTTTGTCGGGAATGTGGGGAGCTGGGGCGCATCACCAAGACGCACCGCCTGAGCCGTGACACCGCCGATCTGTACTGTCAGTGCACGGATGCAGAATGCGGACACAGCTGGGTGTCGCAAGTGTCATACAGTCATCCACTGAGCCCATCGGGGCGCACGACCAGCCAGCTGGCGCTGAGTCTTATCAACTCGCTTAGCCAAGAGGGGCGACAGGCCCTGCAGCGGGAACTCAACCTGGAGCAATAAGAAAGGGGCGCATTGATGCGCCTCTTTTTGGAACTGTTATGTAGAGCTTAAGGGGACAAATGCCAGTTCCACGAGGTTTCTAGGTCTGTCTCTTGGCAAATCTGGTTACAGTTGGGATCTTTTCTTAAGGCTATATTGAATGTGGCAAGAGTTGGTTGTGGAAGAACTGGAGTGTATACCGTGAAATAGTTATACCAGAGCAAGAAATCCTTAGTGGTGAAATTGTAATATCCAAGGTCAATCATACCTAGCCTGTCTTGCGAAGTATTTACCCACTGCTCCTGCCCATATCCTTCCACGATGAGCAGTATATTAATATGGTCAAGCTTCATTGTATACCCTCATTATGTAGTATCACTAATGTCTTAACGAGACATAGGAGGGGGTGAGTGCGAACAAAATACTTTCTAAAAGATGATGTCATCAGTTTGCTACGCTATTAATTCTAAATTATTCTAATGGTAGAGTTGGTTTATATAGGTGTAAACTTATTATTGCACATATCCCCATAGTTTATATTGTTTTTTATAAGTCTATGGGGATTTTTATAATGGATTATGTTGATTTATATTTCAAAAGTCATTTGTCTTAATTTTCTTCTGAGATAATCCACTTTGATGAAGCATTGTCAGGGCTACCTTTTTCTGTCAAATAAGCCCCCTTGCTATTTTTATCATACCATACATATTGGTTCCAATATGTATTTTTAAGATTGAAAATATTATTGCCTCCTAGTATTTCAAATTCAGCTTGATTCGGAGAATGCCAAAGTTTTATGCGTCCATTTTTTTTATCGCTATAGCTGAAGAATAAATATGGATTATCTTTACTACGCAGATAAAATGATTTGCCCCCATCGCCTGGGACTCTTACGAGGCTTAAAGGTTTTTTTGCTCCTGTAACAATAGAATAGTTGTTTTCAATGCTGTCAACAGTTAGCTCTTGGTTGTTTGTAAATTCTTTAATTTTTATGATCTTACCTGTATCTCTATCAAGCTGCTTTTGTTGCCATGATGCGTTAGGTACCAGCCAACTGTTAGACTTCCAGCGCCAGTTAAATGGGATGTTAAGGTAAGGGTCATTAGCATCAGCATAACCGGGTTCAGCTTCTATATTGAAAAGACAGTATCGCCGACTATCATCCAGCACATCTACTAGTTCTTTCTGTGTTTTGGGTTTAATAGTCGCGCCGTATCTATTTTTCGCTGACAAACCAGACATACATTCTTTTTGCAGTTTGCCTTTACCTGTGTCACCATCAACTTTTACATATGTGTTGTCACGGTTATTCTCATTGTCATACCAGTGTTCCATTTCATCTTTATCAAAAGACATCCATTTGTCTATCAACACCTGAGCTTCATTGCGAGCATATTTTTCACGTTCGTTAATATCAACGGACATTGTTCTCATAAATGCAGCCCAAAGGTCTTTACTGGCTTCCATCGCAACCAAAGCAACGGGTTTCATATTGCTTGCTTTGTATCCTCCCCAGCCAGTATCTGTCTTAGTCCCGACCTTCCAGATCACATCGCCAGATGTATAATCTAGAACAGCACCGGTTGAGTGGGCATGTTGTTCAGCACCTTCCGTGCAAATATAAGCCTTAACTTGGCGAACCTTTTCATAATTATCACTTGGACTCCTTACTACATGCTCAGGACTAAAAGAATCCTGGAAGAGGTGTACTGCTCGTCCAAATAGAAAATAGTTATAGTCGACATCGGTTTTGGCAGAGCTACCACCGCCATCCCATACGACAATACGTTTATTAGTTGCCATCGCGGCATTGATAAAGTGAGTAATAAATCGTTCTTGTCCTCTTTGGGCTGATTTAACGCCCCCTTGTTGACCATTATCATCATATCGACGCATGAAATGGTCTTGTTGTATATCTGCGGGTTCTTGAGAAACCGCATCGAAACAGTCTGGCCCTGTTTGACTTATCAAATTATTGGCAACATTCATCCCTCCGAGATCAACCCAGCGTTGACCCACAATAGCGGAGTAAACTGCATCATACCTAGGAGCATAAAGACTATTGTCATTAGTGTGGCTCTTTATCTTGGCGACTTCATCATCAGCTGTACTAATATCGATATTTTTAGCCAAACCACTGGTCCAGGTATTACGTGGATCATTTGGATCAACACTGGTTTTATGCTCAGCATTCAACACTTCGAGCGCAGATGTTCTGGTTAACCATTCATGGCCCATTGGGGTTATACCTCCAGCGCCCCATTGGGTAAATGCGTGTACTTGTGTGGTGGCAAAAAAGATGCACAAAGATAACTTCTTTATATTCATAAAGTCTTACCCCTAAAAAGTCTAGTTGTTTTTAATTAAGGTAGTATGTCAATAATCACCATGTTGTCATGGTGAAAAAAACATATACTGATATTTAATTAGTCACAATAATTATTTTTTAATATTGAATTTATCACTATTTGGTGCTCCCTATTGTCCAATAGAGATTTATCTACAATTACTGATTTTTATTAACATTTTTCGTTTGAGTCTGACTTTGTTCTGTTAGCTTTAAAACAGCTAAAAACCAATGGTCTAGTCAACTATATTCTAGTTTTGATGGTCTCAATTTAAATCGTGCCTTAAGGCGTCTAAATATAATGTATTGCGACTCGTTTGTGGCTGTTTTTGGTGGTGTTATTTGTTGTGTTATTTTTAAATAAACCAGTCTAATCAATCACTTTTGGTTTTTTTTGAGATTTTTCTATTGTTGTGAATGGTTGTAACTTGGATTTGTTTATTTTCAATAAGTAGAGCTGAGTAGGCTACTGTTAATAACTTTGGGCAATGTATTTTTTTTGTTATCAGGCTAGTTTGTTTTAGATGGGAAAATTTTAAGGAGGCCGTTAGGTTTCTCAGTCATGATGTGCTTGTTATTAACTGGTTGGTAAGTATGAGCGACTATGAGTTACCAATATGCTGGCGGATGAAATTTACATTCACAGTGCCTAATCAGTTAGAGAGAAAGCCGTTACGAGTGGACATTTTAACTATAGCTAAACCGGTGTAGCTCTAAGTTTATAGGTTGTTTTTCTGATAAACCTAACGTATGTATTGAAGTAAAGGTATTTTAAGTGAGATGTTGGTTACGAGGCCCCCATAGATCATGGTGCTTTGTTCTATATAAATGTCTGGTGTTATCTTCTTGTCTTAAGACAAAGCTTGTTGCGCAACTATATGAGGCAGACTATATAGCTACATTGGGTTATGTACCTATGTATCTGTTATCTAAGTAGTCCGTTGTTCTGGGAACTATTATTATAGTTAGGGGGAAAGTAGATATCAGCAATTGTTTGACTTGTTATTGAAGCTGATTTTACATCGATTATCGTTAGGTCAATAGGTATGTTTCCGTAGGTCATCAGCTGGCAGCCCGAAGAACTCGGCATTGCTGATCGCCTCTTGCCGGCGCTCGACGGGTGGCAGTGGCCAGGTCCGCAGATCGACGCTATCGCGCAGCCGTTCAAGCTGGACGCGGGCTGCCTCTGCATCCCTATCCCCCAAGGCCTCCAGCAACACCAGGGCGTCATCGGCGCCGGCGGCCGTCATGCTGGCCAGCCAGGCCGCTGGATCCCCGGATTCAGCTAGCAAGTCCCGCACATCCTTGAGCGCTGCCTGACGTTTTGCCTCCCGGCGTCTGGCTTCGGCTTCAATTTGATACGGTGATGGCTCGTTTGGTGATTCGAACGGGTGCCGTTCGGTCACTTTCAGCTCACCATCCCGAATGCAAACTGACCGGTCCCCCGCTCTGACAATTAAGCCGTGTCTGACCATGGCCACTTCTTCATCACAAAGCCCCAAATGGAATACATTTATACCATTCAGTGGATCCTCATTAGATCCTTCTAGATCGCCGCGTACAGTTGTTGCCAGAGCTCCAAGGGGGAAACCCCCTTCGCTTCGCTCGGTACCCACTAACTCGCTGCGCTCGCCCACAGACCAAAACCCGCTGCCCTGGGCCTCAGCGGTGCTCTGTGACCCACACTTGCGCAGCACCCATTCCCCCACACGGGTTTGCTGGATGAGGCCGTCAGCGGCCCGCACGCCCACAAGCTTGGTTTGCGGTTCGCCGTACTGATTGGGTTCGGCAAAAGCGGTGCGGTGAATACTCAAGGGGCGTTCATCACGCCGGCAGCAGGGACCGCCCATGGCTTGGGTGAAGTTCTTCCAGTCCACCGCGTCGGCATAGCGCCGGCACTCTTCCATGATGGGGCTGGCCAGCGGGGCCACGACGATCCCCTTGGCCTCTTGCAGGCGGCCTGGTAGCCGGCGCAGCTCCCGCCAGATCCCGACCGGCGGCCCTTTCAAGGGTTGGAACTGGCGCAGGCCCCAGAGCGAGGCCCAGGCCCGTACTCGGCGGGCGCCTTCGGTAGCCGCGGTCTCGGCTTCCAGATCGCCTTCGTCGCCGACCCGGTACCCGTCGATGTTCTTGGCGATGTATTTGACGATGTAGCCGACGGCGCCGCCCTTCTCCTTGTCCATTACCTTCCAGTCAAAGCGGGGCGTGATGTCGCTATAGGGCTTTTTGCTCTCCGGGTGGCGTTTGCGTTCCAGGTCGCCTTTGTCATGGCTCAGGGCGTAGCGCTGCAGGATGCCGATCAGCCGGTGCTGATGTTCTGGTTTGACCCAGATCAGCAGGTGCCAGTGGGGCGTGCCATCGTGGTGGGGTTCGACCACCCGAAAGCCGAAATAGTCGATGGGGTCAGCAAAGGGGCGCGGGGTGTTTGCGAGCACTTGCCGGTAGCGGTCCCAGCCTCCGCCAAGACGCCAGCGGGAGGGGCCATCGATGAGCGGCTGAATTGCCCTAAAGCCTCGGCAGTGAAGGGGCTTACTGGGCGCTGGCAAACCGGGCGCCCAGGATATATTGCGGTCCAGCGCCGAGCGGCAGCGCTCCCACAACTTGCCGATGTAGCGCTGCGCGTCGCGGGGGGATGAGCCGTCGTGCTTGGGGTTCTCTTGTGTGCTGTCGGCCTTGCCTGCTTGGGAAGCCTTTATCGTCTTCCAGGGGTGAAAGCGACTCGGGGTCGTCCAGGTGAAGAACAAGCCCACATAGCCCATTTCGTCAGCCACGTCAGAAAAACCCCGGGCGCGCACCACCAATTCATGACGGCGGTTTTCGGGGTTGGCGATGGAGGCTTTCACCGCCTCATCCAGGCTGATCGTGATGTCATCCTGGGCGTTATAGGCTTCCATGTCCTTGAGCCAGGCAGCGGCCATACGCTGGCGCTCGATAAAGGCTTGCAGGCCCTGACTGGACACGTAGGCGGATACCCCCTTACGCACCTTGCCGAGCAGGATGGCGCAGTGTTCATTGTACTGATCCCAGATCTTGCGCAAGCGTCTGGCCCACCATTTGGGATCGAGCCAGCGGGCAAGGTGATGAGTGATGAAGTCGTCGCGGCTGGCGGCCGTTCTGAACCTGGGCAGGCGGGGCAGCATGCCCCAGGCGTCGACCGGTTGTTTGCACATGTTCCACAAGCGGATTGCCGGCACCTGCTCGGCGCCGAAATCGGTGATGGCGTTAAACAGCCGGGTTACCCGTTCGGCGTAGTTGACGGCCAGGCGCTCGCGACTTTCTTTGGTGCGCAGCGCTTCGAGCGGTTCGGGGATCACGTTCTGCACCTGGCGCAGGGTGGTGATGCGGCTTGATAACCAGCGGTTGGCGTCGTAGCAGATCGCCACCCCCTTGAGCACGTCCGGGGCGCGACGGGCACAGTAGCCCACGAACAACTCGGCGATCAGATCACCGGGCAGCTGCACCCCTGACCCGCCGTTCTCACGCGGGATCGGCCGTTCCAGCAGGTCAAGCGCCCAGTCCAGGGCATAGGCACCAGGGATGCCGACAAAATAGCTCTTGATGGCCTCGACCCGGGTATTGATATCGCCGCCGGCGAGCTCCCTGCGCCGAGCGGCAGGGAGGCGGGATGCGTCGAGTGGGCAGAGCCAGACACGACGACAAGCCATGATGCGGCGCGCCATGGCTTTGGTGGATGCTGCCAATTTCCAGGCAGCAGGCTGCCTGGGGGATATGGGTTTGGCGTCGAACAGATCGGGGTAGGGCAACATTAGAACGGCAGGGGCTCGTCACAGCACAGGTGGGCAAGATACCGCTCCTGGTGGGCGACGGTGTCTAACGTTTCGATACGGGCGCGGCGCTCCTCTCTGCATTCGAACAGCAGGCGGCACAGGGCGTATTTGGGCTCTGGTAGACGGGCCTCTCGTAAGGTGAGGAGCTGGCGTTGGTACTGACGAAGGGTTGCCAGCTTCACCTTGGCGATGGCGGACAAGGTGGCAATGTCGGCTTCTACTTCCGCTTGCAGTGCTGAAAAGTCCGGGGTGTTCTCGGTCATCGGATCACCTCGCCCAGTCCATGCAGGGGGGCGCACTCTTTCCACCAGTCGCCGATTTCGGTAGCAAGCGGGGTCTCCCCCTGGCCGAGAGCCAACCAGTAGATGGAACGGATCGCCCCAAGGGCGAGCACCTCAGCAGCATCAGTACCATAGGTGGCGTTAGAGGCGCCGATGTAGTCGGCTCGGTAGCTCTGCCAGTGGAGCCACAGCCCGCTTTTCGGCTGGTCCAGCTCACCGGTTTCGGCGTCTTCATCATCGCTGCTGTCATCATCCAGCAACGCGTCTGCGTTGCTTGTGGCCACAAGCTGGATCTGAATGTGCTGCGGGCCAGACCATACGCTGCCCAGGCACACCCGATTGTCATCAGCCCGGGCGGCGAACATGTCGGCCAGCAACCCCTCGATGAGCTTGGGGGCCTGGCTGGCGATCTTGATTGCGTCACTCATACCTACTTCCTCAACGCTTTCTTACGGTCAGTTTGTTGTACCGTTCGTGGGTCATCAGCTGATAACCGCTGGCCCCACAGGGCCGAAACAGGCGGTATCGGTAGCCCACTGCAATGACATCCCCACACCCGGATTGCAGCCGGCGAGGACGTTGACAGGCCAGCACCACTGCCGCTTTTGCCTGTATCTGGGCCGGTATCCGGCCAATGCTCTTGAATCCTTCCATGTGCATCGCTCCAGGGGCTGCCGAAGCAGCCCCTTGTTGGATTAGTTGGGATGGGCCGGGCGCACTTGCTCGGGGATGATCAGAGAGCCTTTCATCAGCCATACGGCGTAATCAGACAGGCCGGGGGTATTGATGATGCGCAGCAGCAGGCCACCGCCAATCTCGCGATAGCCCAGCTCGTAGTTCTTGAGGGTGGTGGGGGGGATATCCAGCTGTGCTGCGAACTTGGGACGACTCATCCCCAGAAATTCGCGCAGCTGGCGCAGGCGTTGGCGGGTACTGGCATTAAGGGCAGTCATAGACGGCATTTCAGTGGTGTGCAGGGTCATGGTTAGGCTCCTTGATGGGCATTGAGGCGATTGATGTGACCAAACAGAGAAGCCCAGACCAGGGCGTTAGCGCGCTGGCTCAGGATCGTTAGGTCGTTTTCCGAGTAGCGGGCGGCATATGGGCCTGCAATACGGCTGTTCTGGAGCTTGCGGTTGCGCAGCGCGCAGGAGATTGCTAAAGTTGTCATGTCAACTTTCCTTAGTAAGTGGTTGATAAAGAGCCCCGTTAGGTGTTTGCTGCACCAGTGATCGGGGTTTTTTCTTGCCCGCAATTTGCGGTTTGTGGGTTGTTGACCAGTGTCATCAACAATCCTTTGCTCTGTGCCAGCCGTTCGGCTGATCTGCTTACCTCTGGTTTTTCATCTGGCGGTGGTATCAAACCGGAGCGCCATTCTTCGATGGTGACTGCGCCGTGAAACAGGTGTTGATATCCGAGCCGCCGCATGGCCAGGCAAAGCGATTCTCGGTCGCGTTCTCCGAGTGGAAACTCAGGTTTAGCCAGCGAGATGGGCAACTTGGCGTTGTAACAAATGGCCTCACGCTGATCTTGGTTGAGTGCCCCCCAATACTTCGCAACCCTGCAATTGGCGTGGTAAATCGCCTGACGCATTTCTGCCAGCGCTCTCTCGGCTGCACTCGCTTGTAACGTGTTCATCGTTTCCTCTCCTCACATCGCCAGCGCAGCAAGTGGTGACACCACTTGAAAGCGCTGCTCGACATCATTAATAAGCAGTGCCACCGACCCCATCGCTGCAGTAGCGATGCTCATGAACGTGCGGTGTTCGTGGCTGGTGATTCGGCCGCGTTCGGTTAGCTCCAGGGTGTGCAGACCAATGCTCGCTATCTGGGAGTTCAGGCTGATCACCTGATGGGTCAGAGACGGGGCTCGCTCCCCTTTGGGAATGGCGACAGCCGTCAGGCCACAGCAGAGCAGGGCGCCATCAAACAGGGTTTCGTCCTGGGTGGCGTGGTAGAGGGAGATCAGTTCAGCCACTGTCAGCTCGTGTTCCTGTTCTGGGTTGAGCTTGTTACTCAGGGTCTGCGGGTGCTTCATGCCGATGGCTCGGCCGAGATCCGCCACCCCACCTTTGTTGTTATCCGCAAATAGCTGGCAGGCTTGGTGCCAGTTCCGATGTATGTCATGGCCTTTAACAAACATGACCAACTCCTTTTGACTCAATAGTCTGGGTTCAGCTGGCAACCGTCATGGTTACGAAACGTTCGGCCTGATAGCGAGCTTGCAGATAGAGGGCATAGAGATTGACGCGGCGATGACCGCGACGGCCATCTTGTAAGACGGGGAGCTGACCACGGTCGGCACGTTTTCGGATGGTGTTAACCTTCTCGCCCTGACGTTGGGCGTAGTCGGCCAGGCTTTCACTGATGCGGTCGCCGAATGGATAGTCGCTCGGTAACTCACTGACATCGCTGGGAATATGGATACGTTTGGATTTAGAGGCCATTGTGGTACCCTCTGGTTGTTTATGTGTTTTGTGGTGCCTTGTGGTAGTTGGTAGCTACCCATGGCTAAGATACTTGCACGGATATCCGCGCAAGTAAATGCATTGGCGCGGATTTTTGCCCATTGATAGCTATTAGATTAAAAAGTGAGCGGCAACGCTTGGGGCTCACACAGGAAGCATTTGCAGAGAGTGCTGGTGCTAAACGGCGGACTTTGCAGGACTGGGAAAAGGGGATCTCATCCCCAACCGCAGTGCAGCTGAGTGCATTGGGCTCGGTCGGCGTTGATGTGCAATTCGTTCTCACTGGCCAACGCCAGCAAAGTGGGATTGGTGAGGCGGCAGTTCATCAGGCGGTACTGGATGCCGTCGATCTGCTATCGCTTGAAGACAAGGTAAATGCGACCCAGCTAGCCAAAGCGGTGGTAAAGCTCATTGCCAAGTCGGTACCGGATACTCAACCAGTGGCGGGGCAGGTCATCAATACCAACAGCGGCGACGGCGCTCAGCAGAATTTTGTGCACTCCACAGTCGGCAGCGTAACCACCGGGGATGTCATCTTGGGTAGGGGTAAGAAGAAGACGTGACGCCGTCCCCAACCTCCCAACCTTCCCAAACCAGCAACGTGCACCAGATCTTCCAAGGTCCGGTAGAAAATGTTGCTGGCCGCGATGTCAACATTACCAACGAGTTGGGAGGTCGCCCGCTGACGAGGAAGGAGCGGCTCGATCTCAATGCTCTGGTTGAGCGTTTGATCCAGGAGTTTGGTCAAGAAAGAAAGCAGCCTTGGCAGTTTCTGCATCAGACTATCGGTATTAACAACATCGGGGAGATGCGGCTTGAGCATCTGAAACCTGCTCAAGCCTTGCTCCAGTTGATGATTGAAGCCAAGGAGGCAGAGTCTGCCAATGCCGAATCTGCCGCTTGGTACCAAGAGCACCTTTCCTCGGAACGTAAGTTACAAGAGCAGGGCAGGGTACTTGTCCAGCTTCGTTCCACCGTTTCCCAATGGGAGCAACTCGGTCAGTCACTGCGGCAGGAGCGGGATCAGTTAAAACTGGCTCTGGATCGGCAGCTCAACGTGAGTAACCAGCAGGGGCGTGAAATCCAGAGTTTGGCTTCCGAGGTCAAGCGCTTGCAGCAACGCTCTGCCCGTGAAGCACAGGAACACCGACACGCGGAAGCGGAGAACGAGAGAGCGGCTCGCCGAGCTGCGGGGTTGCAGCAGCAGATCGATAGCCTCGTTGCCGGTAACTTACGGGCCGCACAAGAATTGATACAGGCTCAAGGTAAAGCCCAGCAGGCTCAGAAAGTGGTGCGTCGGCTGCGCGGTACCCTGCTCTGCAGCAGTATCTTGGCGGTGCTCGCTGTCGCTGCCATTAGCCTGCAGGCCAGACAATTGGCCGATGACCTGGCTCAAGCCAAAGTATTAAGACCCGAATGCCAATATGGTGGTGCTCCCTATAGCTGGGGCACCCGACTTAAAACTCCCACAGGGATGCAGAAGTGTGTGAAGAGTCGCACTGGTCAATACCTGTGGCAGCCGGAACGATAACTGTTCTAGCTAGATGGAGTAAGATAGAAATGACACATGAAGTTGATCCAGACATGCAGTCGGCTATCGACTCGTTAACCGGCCTGACGACTCAGCAGCACATCGATTTTATAGTAGATAAAATGCCTTCCAACACGATCAAGTGTGTCATGTGTGGCAATAATGATGTTCGTTTTGTTGGGAGTGATGAGCAGTTATTTTTATTTGGTTTACCGCCAGTGTTGACGGATAGGGCTAATGATCAGCGCAAGTATATTGTATCTGTTGCTGAGTGCTTTAACTGTGGTTATATGCACCTATTTTCTCCCTTCCCTGCTTTGCCACAGGAGCCTGAGGAGGAGGTATAATGAATGCTAAGGTGTCTAATTTTCCATCTAGGTCGTCTGCTCAGGTAAAGCAACACTCCTCAGGCCAGAGTGTAAGTGGTGGAGACGGAGGGAGCGGTGACGTGTTAGAACCCAGAGTTGCAAAACTTGAGTCTCATGTAGAACACATTCAGCGTGATACAACAGATATCAAGCAGAAGCTGGAACGGGTGGCTGATGATGTCAGCGACCTGAAGGTCTTCATGGCTGCGTTCGCTGGGCGGCAAGATACGTTTGATATCAAGCTCGACACCATGGACAAGAATTTCGAGGTTAAGCTCGATGCTTTGGACAAGAAGTTCGATCTGAGACTTGATGCCTTGGACAAAAAATTTGATGCCAAGTTTGATGGTTTGGATAAGAAGTTTGCCACCAAGGCGGACCTTCACGAGTCTCAGGCAAAACAGCAGCAGTGGATGTTTCGTACCATGCTTGGTTTGATCAGCACTGGAGTCGTACTAACTGGTGCGATTGTCGCAGCCATTTTTAGATATATGCCCCACTGATAAGCTGCCACTTTTTATGGGTAACCTGATGAAGTGGCTGCTGAATGCCTCGCTTTCCATGTTTGGTCCCCATGAGTATCAAGTCAATTCCCGAAGGCTACCTGGTCGATATCCGCCCGCAAGGCCGCGATGGCAAGCGGATCCGTAAACGCTTTAAGACCAAGTCTGAGGCCCAGCAGTACGAGCGCTGGGCGATTGCCACCGAGCACAATAAAGAGTGGGTTGATCGTCCGGCAGATAACCGGCCACTTTCTGAGCTTATCGAGCTCTGGTGGCGTTACCACGGCCAGACCCTGAAAGCAGGGGAGGCGGTACGCAAGAAACTCCACAATATAGATAAAGCATTACGCCATCCGCTGGCAAGGCAGATGACTAGGGCGCTGTTCTCCGAGTATCGAGCACAGCGATTGCATGCGGGCCGTCAGCCCAAGACTGTCAACCGTGAGCAAGAGATGTTGGGTGGGGTGTTCTCGGTACTGATTGATCTCGGCCATTACCACCATGAGCACCCGCTCAAGGAGATGAAGAAGGTCAAGCTGGTTGAGCGGTCGATGGGTTACCTTACCCAGGAAGAGATCGGCGAAGTGTTGGCGACGCTATCAGGGGATAATCTGAAAGTGGTCAAGCTTTGCCTTGCTACAGGGGCACGGTGGAGCGAAGCGGCCAACCTGCGCCGTGAGCATGTGCTGGCCGGTCGGGTAACCTACATCAATACCAAGAACGGTAAGAACCGTACAGTGCCGATCTCTGCTGAACTGTTCAAAGAGATAACAATCGGGGTGAACCGGGGCCCGCTGTTCCGTGATCTCGACTATATGTTAGTGCGTGAGGTGATCAAGTCTGTAGCACCCGATTTGCCAGCAGGGCAGGCGGTGCACGTGTTTCGGCACACTTTTGCATCACATTTTATGATGTCCGGTGGCAACATCCTCGCACTGCAAAAAATTTTGGGCCATCACAACATCCAGCAGACGATGACTTATGCCCATTTTGCACCGGACTACCTGAGCGATGCTGTGCGCTTCAACCCGCTGGAAAATCCGTTACCTGCCGCATGA